TCAGAGCTGACTATGGAAGAATTGCTTCTGTGGTCAGCTTATTTTGAATTAAGCAATGACGAGCAAGAAGCTGCGATGCGACGGCGACGCTAGAATGGCCTTAGTAGTAGGTGGCTAGCTGTGTCGGTTGTTGCTAATGTTGCCATTAATCTTGACAGCAGTGGCGCACAGCAACAGCTACGGCAATTTCAGCAGGGAGTAAAGGCAACTGATAATGCTGTATCCGGTTTATTTAAAACGGTTGGCAAATTAGCTATTGCACTTGGCGCAATACAAGCTGTTAAATTTGTATTTGTAAAGACTGCTGAAGTTGAAAGCCAAACACGTAGTTTAGAAGTTCTTACAGGTAGCGCAACAAAAGCAAAACAAATTATTCAAGAATTGCAGCAACTTGGTGCTGTAACGCCATTTACATCAAGCGAATTAATTGATTCAGCCAAACGGCTGCAAGCATTTGGTGTTGAAGCTGACAAGGTAGTTGAAACTACAAAACGATTAGCTGATGTTTCTGGCGCTACAGGCGCTGAGCTGCAAGGCTTAGTTACAGCCTACGGCCAGGTGCAAGCTAAAGGGCGACTGCAAGGCGAGGAGCTGTTGCAGTTCCAAGAACGCGGCGTTGCATTGCAGGGTGAACTGCAAAAGATGTACGGGTTATCAGGGGAGGAATTACGAAAAGCATTAGAGAAAGGGCGTATAAGCGCGGAAGCTGTTGAAGTTGCAATTAACAGGCTTACCGAAAAAGGAGGCAAATACGCAAATGGCGCTATTGCGCAAAGTGATACACTTGGCGGCAAATTTAGTACATTGATAGATAATGTAGAAATGTTAGCTAAAAAAATAGGAAAAATTCTTGAACCTACGTTAAAAAGAATATTAGATCTTAGCATTACTGTTATTGATAAAATCAATGAGGCAATGGCTGGGCCTGACAAAAAAACAGCTAATAATGAACTTTTCAATACTAGAGCCGAAATTAAAAAACTTACGACAGAAATTAAAGCTGCTGAGAAAGCTGGCATTGGCATGTCTAAAGGGTTAGAGATTAAAGGTATTGATAATAACGTAATTATTCCTAGCGCACCAGTCTTGCCAATAATGAAAGCAGAATTAACAGAATTAACTAAAAAAGCAACTTATCTAGAGGGCCGACTTAAAGAATTAAATTTACCAAAAGCAGCAAAAGAAGATGTAAATTTAGAAACACCTGCTTTGCTTGAAGATCAAACAAAAAAACTAGCCTTAGAAAAACAATTAAGTGATGCCCGCATTCAATATGAACGACAGATTGCTGATTTTAGAGAATCGACAATACGCCGTATTGCTGATATGGAGCGCACACTCCAAGACCAGCGCATTAAAGGTAATTTTGATTTAGAACAATCGCAGTTAAAGCTTGCAGGGAAAGCGCAATACGGTAAAGATACTTCTGCAATGATTGCAGCAGCAGCAACCGGTCAAGATACTACAATGCTATCTGCTGCCCGCGATAGCGCAAAATCTTTAAATGATGCTGCTGTAACTAGAAGACAAATTGAGTTTGATTCAACAATAAAAAAAATTCAATTAGAACGTACATTGACAGACTTCAAGAAAGGTATTGAGCGTGAAATTGGAGAAATGCAAAAAAGTTATGCACGCCAGGTAGGTGATATATTAACAAGAGCTGGCATAAATATACAATCCGCAATGATAGCAGGAGCAAAAGAAGTAGAAGCAATATTGACGCGACTTGGGACAGGCATGTCACCACCTGCGGCCCCAGAATTACCCGCTGCAAATTCGCAATTTGTTCGCAGAGCCAATGACCAACCAAACCAACAAGCCAACAGTGCTGCTGCTGGTGTAGGGATGATTATCACCCCAAGCATGACACAACCTAGGGCTGTGACGCAAGGACCGCCAGGAATGCGGGCAATGGTGCCAGGGGCGCAGTCAATGCAAGTTGATGCTGTGAATAATATTAGGCAATTCTCACCTGCAACAGCAAAGCTTGATCAAGACACAAATGTACTTAAAAATCAAGAGACACAAGCAGCAATTAATCAAATACTAGATCAACAAGTTACTAAAACAAATGAATTAAAAGATGCAACGCTTCAAGTTACAGAACAATCAATGGCGGGATTAAAAACATCAATCGAAAAAAGTCAAGCAGACCAAAGAACATTGGATCTAATTGTCAGCGGCACTAACCCAGCTTTAGCAGCACAATTCGCGCAAAACGAACAGCTTAATGCTCAAAATACATTAAAGCTTGAAGCTCAACAAGCGTCAGTCCAAAAAACATTAGAAGAAAAGGGTTTGACCGCTGAAACCGTCTTTGAACGTCAAAACCTTGTATCACAGCTTGATGAACAAATAGCAAGGCAACCGCAAATATTAGAAGGGTTAAACCAGCAAGCTGTTAAACAAAAAGAAATTAATGATGCTACTGCTAGACGCAGTGTTATACCTAATTTTATTGCATCTGCTCAAACACAACTAAAAGATCTTGAATCTGTAGCTGTTCGTGTATCGCAAGGCATCGGCGATGCTGTTGGTAATTCATTAACAAAAGGCGTTCAAGGTTTAATCGAAGGCACAGCAACAGCGCAGCAAGTATTTGCTGATTTCCTTAAAACTGTAGGTGACATCTTAATGCAGGAAGGTGCAAAGATGATTGCTACTTACACTGCAATCGCGATAGCAAGATCACTAGCCGGGCTGTTCGGCGGTGGAGGAGGAGGAGGGGGAGCCCAAGGGTTCCAAATGCCTGAGATAGCCCCAGGAGTAGGCAGCTTAGGTCCACAAAAAATATTTGGCTTTGCTGCTGGTGGCAATCCACCAGTTGGCAAGGCATCACTGGTCGGCGAGAAAGGCCCTGAGCTATTTGTTCCATCGGCTGCTGGTACGATCATCCCAGCAGGCCCCACCGCAGGCATCCGCGAGGTAATGGCTAACGGTAATGGCGGCAACGCTACAGCACCCATACTTAATATGAGTTTTGAAACTACAAGGTTTGGCAATACCGATTACGTTAGCCGTGAACAACTGGAAGCAGCAATGATGCAAACTAGAGCGGAAGCAACAAAAGCCGGTGCTAGGCGTGGCATGACGATGACATTAGATAAACTACAACAATCACCATCCACCCGTAGCAGAGTAGGTTTAGGCTAATGGCTGCGTTCCCTTCTTTTGCACCAACTAGCCGCAGCTTTACGCCAGGCACCTATCCTCAACGTTCCTATCGTTCATTGTCAGGGGTAGTAACCAAACGCACATTTGGTAATGCACCAAGCCAATCAGCACTAGAAATGAATTTTGATAATGTAGCTGACTCAACTGCCACCGCGATCATTAATCATTACCGCAGCCAAACCGCAATTAATAAAAGATTCCAGCTATCTGCAATAACAATGGGCGGCATGGATTCTGGCTTAGTTAACATTGCCGATGGTACGATTGATAATTTACGATTTGAATACAAAGAGCCCCCATCAGTGCAATCAGTAAGGCCAGGCCGTTCAAGTATTAGCGTATCACTAATTGGCGAAATCCGTGATCCAAGGAGTGATGACTGATGGCGCTTGATATCCGTATTGCACAGTTTTTTAAGTTACAAGCAGCTAATGGTCAAGAGCATTATTACCAGAATTATTTTGCTAATGAAACCATAAGTTATGGCGGCAAATCATATAGCTTTGCACCATTTCGCGCTGAAGGGACAACAGCAGCTTTAAACGGTGATAACAACGTATTGCAAGTATTATTCCCGAATGTAGATTTTGCAGTGCAATTACTTTATAGCAGTAATAGCAACCGCCTATCCGTGATGGAACTTACAACGCAATGGTTAACTGCTGAAAATGCTTATGCCGGAACAGCATTGACAGAATATTATATTGGCATTGGTTCTTCTATTAGCGAAACCACTTTAGAACTAAGATTTAGAAGTTCAATTGATAGCGTGTCATCCAACTTCCCAAACCGTACATTAACCCGTGAACTGGCTGGTATATTACCATTAGATGCGCAACTGGTTCTGCAATGAACATAACCACCAATGATTTAATCGGTTTGCAGTATGGCTGGGGATATGCGCCA